TCTGGATGTAGCGATGACTCGCCACCGAGAAATCCTAGCGCGTAGCTGTTGCCAGTATCCCATGCCTTCCAATAGGCATCATCGGCTATCGCTACCCACTCGTCTGCCATCTGCTGCCCGATAGCCCGTGCTGCTGCGCTATGCGGAGCTTTCATTGGACCGACAAGGTTAGCAAGCCGCTGAACCGCAGCATCGTATGATCGTATTAGCTTCCGCTGGTACGTAAGGATTTGCCCTGTTAGCTTGCCCGACAAGCCTGCTGTGGAAGCACGGTCCCCACCGATACGCGGAGCAGGGATATGGCTAGGTAGGACGTGAGGGATGGCAGCCGGGGTTTCCGCGATGCCAAGCATCTCTAAAAGATTAAACAGGGTAACTTCCTTTACGCCCTCCCAACCAAGCGCGGGCCAAGTCGGTACAGGGGTAACCTCGTGCAACTCGGTTACGATATCTTCTATATCATCGTTCATATTAGTAACATTTCTTCTTCATCTTTTTCATGCCATGCCTCGGAAATATCCACGATGCCAAGTAAGTAATTCCCCTCCCACACGTACAAAGACCCACCTAGCTTTATAGCACGACGATTATAAAGCGCAGCCTTGCCCCGTACCGAAATAGCCCCCGTCTGTGGACGGATTTTTCGTGCTACACGACAACCAATAGATGAAACTGTAACAATAACGTTACCTTTACCGCAATTCATCTTAAGAGCACGTAGTACCGGACGGGGACGTAATGCTGGAGGTATCCAGCGCTCCCATGGTGGAGCCGGTATCCACGCTCCTCCTCCGCTACCTGTTGTTGGTGGTATCGGTGTCGTCGTCGTAGTCCTGGAAAGCACAGCATGTTGTCCCTCGACAACATAATCACCTGACAACAACCGCATAGAGTAGGTAGCTTCTGGTCCTACGACAGGAAAGTATACAAATTCTCCATCCTGTCCATCTACTGTATAGTCGCCATGCTCTAGCGATAACAAAGATGCTTTAAGTAAAACCGCTTCCCGACCAACAACACTTATAGCTTCCGGTCCAGCCGTCATGCTGCGTTGATTTCTCAGTGTAGCATCTTGACCTGCTATTATATATTCTCCGGTACCCATCGACAACAATGCTGCTTTGAGCAGGGTTACTATCTGCCCCGCGACCACTATTACTCCAGCACCAAGCTCCATCGTTAATGTACGTAATGCAACCTGAGCTTGAATAACAGGAGCACCTTTACGCCATGCGTTGTCGGAAAATGTCCGCGTATCGGCGGTATGAATAACCGGAGCACCATGAAACCAAGAAACAAATCCGTTTTGCATTTTTATGAAACCGTTAAATTATCCCACCAAAGCCTGACATGGTCCGGTCCTCGCTTATAACGCAGGATTTCCACTGCCCCATCACTTGTTGTTGTAAATGAACAGGTTAACGTTTGCCAATCTGTTCCAGCAATAGCGGTAGCGGTCACATCTGCATGTAATCCAACTTCGTTGTTAGCCTTGACAATAAATTGAGGTCTGTAAGCTATGCCGGTATCTAGCTCTGTTTTCATATTTATAGTTACAACGTGGGCACCAGCAGTAAGGGGTAGAACAATACCACGCAAATATCCATTACGACCTTGTATCTGACTAGGTGGAGTAGAGCTTCCTATTGTATTAGATTTCTGAGTTTTTAATGGCCAGTACCCTATACCCGGAAGGTATTGGCCCACTGTATCTTCAGCAGCCGCTCGTCCAGATGGATCATTTACCGGATATGCGGTAGGACCACAAGATGCAAATAACGGATCACCACCAACACCAAAATTGATTGTACGCAAAAACATAGCACCACTTTGGGTTAGAGCAGCGTTCACAGCCTTGTCGCCATTCATAGCACCAACTGGACTAGTTGCTGTAATTTCAATCGCAATAGCTGCTATTTCTCCGCTACTGTTTACGGTAACATTAGGTATGCGGTTGCCTTGTTGATTTACTACTGCTGCCATCATTCCGTATGTAGAAGATCTGCTATCTACTCCTGTCCCGGTAAAATTGTACGTCGGTGTTGTTTCGGTTGCATATAGACACCATAAAAATAAAACTCCATTAGCTCCAGAAGCTAACGGATTCAGTGTAACTGTAATAGTGCCAGATCCGTCTTCGTTAAATAACGTATTAGTATTTGTTCCATTTTGTACTACACCTTGATTGCTTGCAGAGTTGACAAATGTATAGGTATCAACACCTAAGTAAGCTACTTTCTGATTATTGCCACCAAACGCTGCTGTTACAACACCAGCAGTTGCGCTTGACGGTATGCCACGGAATAGCGTTAATCTTAATCTTCTAGAATCATCCGCAGAAGAAACAACGGAAGTTGCAACTTGTGTCCAGGTTACGTTAAATCCTCCAGTGCCAGACAATGTAGGAACATCAGCTAATGGGGCAGGTGGTGGAGCGGACTGAACGTTAAAAACCCAAATGTAACATACCTGACCAGAAACCGGAGCAACGCTGTTTGACGCTGCTGTGTTGCCGTCAGCAACACCTCCGCTAGCAATGTTCTGTCCCGCTATGCCCCCAAGAGACATTTAATTAGTATCCCAAGTATCACTAGTCTCTATACAAGCTACACCAGCCTGAGGAGCACCACCATTATAAGCATTAACTTGTTTTATAAACAAGAAAGTCTTTCCTGCATAAACACCAGTACCAGCAATAGTATCACCATCAGCAAAACTAGCAAATGCATGAAGAGGAACATATAGCCCGCGCAATCTACCGCGTATTGTTGCAGTATTGGGTTCGTGTATTTGCAGAGGAGATAGATACAGACCACCATCCGCGCCATTTGGAAATTGAACCTGCCCTAGAAAACCAACAGAGCTAGCGGTCAGAGCCCCGCTTGAAGTTTTACCAACATTTAACGACCCACCTAAACCAGTAAAAGCGCGAACTACATAGTTACCCGTAATAGCGAAAGCTAGACTTCCTGAAGAAACCAATTGTTGAACTAAGTAATCGGCAGCAGTGCCGTTATTTTCATTAGCTTTGCCAGCATGAAATGTTCTGAAATTATCATTCGGGATATAACTATAGAAATCTCCCCAATAATGGCTATTATAGACACCTGCTGTATCTCCGGTAATAACAAAAAACATCACTGTACGATCATCTGCAATCATAATCCATGTTCTAGCTGTTGTGTCCAGCGTTGCGCTTTTTCTTATAGGAATACCACTTGCTAACTGAGCTGCTGTTGGATGCTGTCCTGTACCTGTTCCAACAGCAGACATTGTTTCCCAACCAAAAGCTCTAGCCTCTTTACCTGTACCGACACCAGGACCATTGTCGTTTATGTCTAAGAAGAATAGATTACCTCCGCCTTGCTGAAATGATAGCTGATTAGTACCGCTGTATTGCACAACCCAACCCGTGATAGAAGAATAATTTACTAGCGGATTTGTGGTCCAACTTCCAGCAGTAAACCGTAACCGAAGCCAATACATAGTTATAGAGTTTACTGCCTTCGTTGTCCAGCTTGCCGGTATAGCCCACGTTACTTTACCGTTCACTGTAAGACCATATGTTGTATCTGTTACAGTCAGCGCCGTCCATGCTGTGCCATTCCAGTATTCCCATACCAAAGTCACGGCAGCATTTTGAATCCCAACGGTACCAAAGTTCAAAGTAAGACGATCAAACTTTGAAGACAAACCAAAATATGCTTCATCGACAGTAACAGTTGGTCCTTGAAATACATTAAATGCAGTTTGTCCAACAAGGTTACCCTGTGCTTCTACTGTATTGTCAACATACGATGCCGCGCTAACACCAGTAAACATCTTAGCAATGACAAGATTGGCTGCATAGAGCGCAGTAAGGTCTCCTACTGTACCGCTACATCTGGCAGCACCAGAATCTGTAGAACGTAAAACAATCGGAGAAGCCATGTGTACTCCTTACGTAATAGTAATAGCGCCTAAAGATGCTGACAGGTCAGCCAAGAAGGATTCCCCATCTGCTAATGTAACATTTGGTGTAGCGGGATTGATGTCGTTATAGTCCCACCAACCAATTAACGGCTTGGTTGCCGGAGTTGAATTATACAGAACTACATACCTAAATGGACCTATCGTCCCACCGGCTGCCAGAATAGCAGCGTCAGCCAAGATCAATTTATAAACACCGGCTGTCTGTACGCCTGACACAAAGGCTGCTGTTGGCCCGCCCGCGCTGTAGCCGCTACCTGCCCCTAGCTCGGTAACATCAGCCAGGACAGTATGTGTAACATCGTTAGGTGCCACGTTAGTCAAGGCCAATTTTAAGGTATCACTGTTCAGATTATGGACTTTCTTAGCTAAGTCCTCTACAAACTGAAGATATTTATGAAATGTTGCGGTAGCCATGGCTTAATCTTCCTCCTCTTCCAAAACACCTATCATACGTTTATCTTCTCCGCGTATTACTGTTTTCCTTATCTTACGTTTCTTAAGCTCTGGTACCGTAACGTTCACACTCGGTGCCATGGCAGTCGGTGTTTCGATATTAATTATCGGTGTAGGGTTTTCTACTTTAAGATCAATCCTGAGAGATTGAAATGCTTTTGCCATTTGCACGAAACCAGCCAACAATACATCACGGTCTGCCTTCATTTCTTTTACCAGTGCAACCAAAGGAGCAATGATAAGCGCTAGCGCCTCCTGTGAGTCGTAATGGACTATCGGTTGTCCTGAGTGATCAACCGGCTCCGGATCTGGCAACAACAACGTATCGTCTATTTTTACTTGTTTGAAAAAAGCATCTAATCTCTCTAGTTTAGCTAGAGATAGTTTTCCAAGATCCATTTAAGCTCTCTCTATTGATCGCGATGATGTACGGGCAGTAGATGTAACACTTGGCTTTGCTGTTGCTGCTGCACCACTTGGCTTCTTTTCAGATAATATCAAAGTAACAAGACCGAGCGCTTCTTCTTCTGTAACATAGGTGGAAGATTCCACTGTGGCCTTGCCAATACCCGCGCTTGCTGGGATACCGACTGCATCAAGTTGCGCCTTACGCTGTAGGCGATTCAGCAGGCTACTCATTTTCATCCCCTCCTACTGCTGCGATAATAGCCGATGCCCCTGGTCTTACATTGGGCGCTATGCGTGTTTTACCCATGCGTCGGGCCAGCTCTGCCTTGACAGCCCGTGCAGCCTCGGCCAACACGGCTCCTCGTACCCCTTTCGGCAATGCCCGCGCTATAGCCGCCTGTGCCATGGCCGCGATCTTTTCCGGTGGTAGCTGTTTCTCCGGAGGTGGCTCGTTACCGCCACCAAACCCACCTAGCCCCGACGTTAGCTGCGCTACAGCTTCTTTCATTTGTTCGATAGTCATACTAAACGGCAGATCTCCCCAACCCTCTGCTGCTGGTATCTGGGAGATACTCCGTTCTAGAATATCAGCCAGGATAGTGCGACCGATATTTGGTGTCATAGCCCCTGCGGTTTCAGCAGTAGCTAATACCTGAATCAAATCTTCGTTCAGTGTTACGTTAGGTCCGTTGCTTTTAAAATCGTACATATATGAACCAAGTTCAGGCAGGACCCAACGATTCATTTTATAGTCGAAACCTACACGCTCAGGTCGATACACCTGCTCCTCTGCCATATGCGCCGATGCCTCTGCTGTGGCTCGTGTATAGTCATCGGACTGCCCAACAAACAACGGTGGTAGCCGGAAACTAGATCGGCTCTTGGTGCGGTTGGTATTATCGTACTCCATAAACATCGCGTCCCGTAGCTGCGCATCAGTAAGCGGACGCATTTCAATGCGTGGTGCTTTAACCGTTGCATCACTTGCACCACCACCAACTGGCTGTGCTTCGAGCACTAATATATTGTGGAAATTTCCGCGACCTTTAATCTCATTTTGGATAGTACGCTCGAGCTTGGCGATGCTGCCTTTGGTAAGTCGACCACCAGATACTAATACTACCATCGGAGGGATGGCTTTATTATCAAAATACAGCAAGTTGACTTCTTCGCTAGCCCTGCTACCTAATACAGACGTCAAGTTACCTACCCAACGTGGTACACCATACGGAGACTTAGGATGATAACGACCTGGCCAAATAATAATCTCGTTTGCTGCCTTACCTGGTACAGTTAACCACTCTCCGGTTTTCGGATTCATCGCGCGTGGATCTAGGAAAGACTTAAACCATACCGTCTCTCTTCTGCCTGCTGTGGTTTGAATCTGGACATAAGTGCGAAAACGACGTGAAAGTACTACTTCTTTGATTTTGCCACCAATGCGTCTTTTTTCTTTAGTTGCTACTATTTCTTTATCAAAAACCGTCATACGTAGTGTATGTGCCGGAACGTGGTTTAAGCGCTCTATTTCCCCTTTAACATTTCGGATAACCTCCCATGCACCAAACCCACATACCTCCATGTCGTACCTGGTACGCTTACGTAAATCAACAAAACTGCCCTCGGTGTAAGCGTAGGTGAAAAACTCTTCTAGGCGGGCAGCTTCTTGGTCTGCCCCTGGTGGTACGTCATCTTGATCTGGATGTTCATCTGCTAGTGCTTGTATTAGCTCAAGCCGATGACCAAAACCTTCTATATTTGTTTGGTAAGCCTCAATACACTGTGGAAGGATGTTGCTTTCATCTACAATATCAACAAGCATCTGTAAAGAGCCTTCGCCTAGAGGCGGTACTAGCACTCTCCGTCCACTAGAACTCTGGACATACATACCTAACGCATAAAACGGATCATCTGCAAACGCCTGACTGTCTCCTGCCTGTTTGCCACCTATAGATAAGGCACGAACAATAGCGGTCATGCCCGTTGGATCTGCATCACCTTTTAGCTTTGCCATGAGCATGAGCCTCCGTTCATAATTATCAAGAAAAACTGCCTTAATGTCAAATTAGTTATCTTCATCGTTGTTATCTTCCGGATCATCATCGTATGCCGGAGCTACTCCGGTACGTGCTATACGCCCACTGTCGGACATATCAAATAGCCAGCCACCTAACGCTCTTGCAAACGCACGGCGCTCTGTCCCCTTGAAGCGCAATTCTACTTCTTTTAAAACATCTACTGTAACACCTACAGCTATCAGTTTATCCCAACGTTCCTTCACTGTAAGCTCTACCTGTAAATCAATAGCCCGCTGATTAGCTGCATTAGCATCATCTGGTCTCTCATCTCTTTCCCAAGCCTCTTGTACGCCTAGATGAATTTCGATGTTGCGCAGTAAGTAACGTGATTGGTCTGCCCCATGATCTTGTTTTTTCATACAGTCTAATCCGCCACTACCCTCTAACGTAGCTAGCCCTTTAATATCACCTACTGTATTCTTACAGTCAGGATGCCAGCCTACTAATGCGCGACCGAGTGGTGTACGGAGCCGCCTACGCATAACAGACCAGCCAGCTTTCCGATCATTGTCTGCACCAAAAACCATTACCGGCCTGCCTAACACCTTGGTAAAGAAACGCCTCCATTCTTCTATCTCGCCTTGCGCTGATGGGTCTGGCCAACCTATCTCGACATCACGTAGCCAAGGTAACTCGACTACTTTAGCTGCCATATCTGGCACTGTATGTAAGTTGACGTACAACTCCCAAAACTGATATATCACTCCATCTTCCCGTACCTGCCATGCACCTAAACACGATGCCCCGGTATCAGCAAATCCATAGTCAAAACCAAGGTACACTGGACGTCCAGGTACGTACATATATTCTGATTTAACATGCGCAACATCTTGAAACATGGGGAAAAACATCCCCTCACTGCCAGGCTCTTTTAATAACTGGTACGTACCAAACGATAGCGCATCTGAACGCAGGTACATACCCAACACAGTGCTATAGGTTATATGCCCATTTGCATAGTGCGCCTTTCCGTGTGGCTTACCGTTTGGTTTTTTACCCAACCCACATAATAACTCTTCTTCTTCTGCACCACCGTCACCTATAATAGTGCGTGAGTACAGAGGACAATATCCTTTGTGTGGACCAGACTGGATAGTTAAAGCCTCCGGTACTGGCGGCTTATCGCATTGATGCTTACAGGTTTTCATACCTTCGAGAATACACCACTGCGTCGTCCGCATAGCAGGGCCAAGCTCTTTCATTAAACGAGTAACTGTGCCCTCTTTTTTGAATCGAGTAGAGGCTAATATCATCATGGCAGGGATACCGTGCTGCTCGTGGGGCGTTTTACTAAAGTGAGTAAATACATCATAGTCTAATAACTCTAACTCATCGATTACGCCCACGTTTTCATGTGGCCCTGATGCTGCTGCAATGGTACCCGGCATTACCTGTACCAGAGATCCGTTTTTGAACTGTGTGCGACTCTGGATTGAACTTTCCACTTCCAGAGTAGCCCACGGTTTGCGAACTTCTCTCTGTAGGTACTCGTAAGCGTAGTTAGCTTGCACCTGCTGTGCGCCCATATGGGCAGTCCAACAACGGGGTTTTAGCCTGGAGTTAAGATGATGCAGGAGGGATAGTGCTTGTGTTTTGCCTGTATCCTTTGCAGCTAACGCAAACTCAGTAAGTAATCCATCGCTAGTAAAAGCATTCCAGAGAAATTCAAGGGGCGATTGATGTCCTTCACATACCGACCTGTCGGCTATCTCAAACCCATTAACGAGCTTGAAATACAAACGGAGTTCTTCTTTGGTGCGTGGTGCATTCCCTGTCTGCCAGAAACGCGAAAACAGACTAGCCCGTTCTTCTGGATCTACAAACTGCTTACGGATTTCTTCTAATTCTTCAAGACCAAATTCTTTCACGGGGTTTCTATCTCTGGCACTGTAGGTAATAGATCGCTTTCTTGCAGGATATGCGGTAACCGCCGCATTAGTGGTTTTCTGGGAGATGGTTTATGTCTAGATTTAATATCGCGGTTTCGGTTGTTAGGCATCAGTAATGGTTTAGGCATCAGCAATATCGGTAGTGGTTTAATTTCTTTACTCTGTGGTGTTACATTAAGCCCTATCTCTGTATAAGTTGAAACAAGCGTCCAGCCATCGCCTTTTGTACGATATACCTCTGTGATAATTTCTTTTCTTGTTGCATTTATATTTTCATAAGTGATGGTTTTCTCAAACTCATAACTGCCAATGCGCCTAAAATCTTTTTCGACCACTTTCAAATTTGACCCGATGATCTCTTTCAAAAAGATAACCACCAAAAAGAAAACGCGATATGCTCCGAGTACAGCACTGCTAGATGCGTAAGACGTGTTATCTCAGGGGCAACAATCCACCACTTACCCACAATTACCTCCCTGTGTACGGTATATGCTGTCTGTCTCTAGGTTGATAAAGCGGATGTACTGGTGTGCCGTCTTTATTTACTCCTAAACATCGCAGCTTGGCAGCGTTAGGCTCCAGGAGTTTCATAACATCTTTATCACGATCATCTAGTGTCCCGTGCTTGCCCCATGCACAGACGATCAACTCTGCCCGATCAGCAGAACCAAGTATCATCGCATTATTAAACCGACCAATGATGTCGCTATCTGGTGCCCTGTTATAAGGGTATAGCATTTTAGGATTAGTTGATCTGTAGGCAAACACATTAGCCATCAGGTACATTGAGTAACCCCATGCTTTAGCAAACGTAAAACACGCAACGATTGTATTGTCGTTGATACGTTCATCTGCTGA